GTTTCACAGTATTTTAAATTACAGCGTTTATTACCCTTTAACATTACATATACGTATCCTCAAAATATCACAAAACTCGAACAATATTTCACTCCTCCTGATTTAGCAGAAACCATTATCCAAGACATAAATGATTTAATTCCATTAAATGGGAAACATGTATATGAACCATGTTCAGGCGAAGGTGTTTTGTCTAACAAAATATCTCAATATGATCCTTTAAGTTTAACTTCATTAGAATTAGAAAAAGGATTGAATAAAAATCCTAATTATGATTTTCATTTAGAAGGAGATGTAAGGTGTAATAAACAATCTTATGATATAGTTATTTCTAATCCGCCTTTTGGTCAGGATCACAATCTCCGTCAATATGCTGAAGATCTTCATGATCATTTGTATAATCAAACTAATGAAGTTTTAATTTTATTTAATACCCCAGAAGGAGCTAAATATTACAAAGAAAAATTTTCATCTGACCCAACGTCGACTATTGGTTTCTATAAATTTCCTTTACCAAAAACTCACGCTCATCATTCTCACAACATTAAATACATCGACATTGAAGTTTACGCTGTTTTTAAGAAAATACATGAACATAATTCATTTGATAATAAAGAACAATACGTTAAAGAACATTGGTCACATATAGATCAAAACGCTTCAGAAAATATTTCCAAATATATTAAATTAAAGGAAATGGATACAACAGTTTTCCTCAGATCCGAGGATATTCAACAGACAAAGGTAGGTGCCCTCCTGCATTTAATGACTTGGCAGGGAACAAAATCTCAAGATCTTAAAAAAAAATATTATAAATATTTTAAGAATCAATTTGAAGAGGAAGATTCTTTTGTACGTCGGTTCATGCAAAATAATAATATTACATTTCAACCTTTTAATGTTGCTATGGCTCAAATATCAAATCCTAAGTTTGCAATTACAAAATTCACCAATAAACATGTTGATCATGTTTATCAACCGATTGGTGCGTTATATAATCCGTTCTTCAATATGGAATACACTATGAATTCATTCACCCAACGTGATGAATATTATATAGCACATAATTTAATCATTCCATTTCATCATACTTGGCAGCCTAATAGAAGAGATAATCCGAAATTTAAATTAATTGATGAAAATCGTTTAGCTCAAAAAGCTTATGAACTTCAAAAAGATCAATCATTTATTGAATTAATTAAAAAAACAGAACGTGAAACAATGAATAGATATTCCCAGGCCATTGATACGGTTCGTAAAACCTTTATTTGGGATGGAAAACAAAAGAATGTTAAAAAATTAAATAAAACTTTTCTTCATTACGTAAATAAAGAATATGAAAGGTTAGTAAAAGAAAACACATAGTGTAAGTTGCTAAAGGTTCGATCTCTATGAGTAAGCCGCCAACTTAAAGTATAATATAAATAATAGTTGACCCAACGTCACAAAAAGAAATTAAATCATGATGGCAATAACCGGAGATTTATCTCAAAAGGTGAGCATTTTGTAAATTTACAAAACCAGTCGCAATTGGTAGAATTAAGACGGGGCTCTGGCTAAAAAGTATTCGAGCGAAATTGCACCTTCCCTATGTAAAATAAAGGGCCGCATTCGAAAATGCGCGCAAATTGAAGCAAGTTAATCCGATTCAGAT